TCTTCATCTTTTAAATTTGAAATACCATCAATTAATTTAAGATTTGGATACTTCATCATAATACCCAATTTATCACTAATCTCAATTTTACTTGAATGATTTTCATCAATCGTAGGTTTGATATCTAAAATATTTAAATCAAACTTAACTAATGATCCACAAGTCTTTTCTTCACCTTTATCATTCGTCACAATGTTATTACAATTATATCTTAGATTAACAACTTCACCAACGGATCTGGCTCTGAGTTGCATGAATAGATGTTCTAAATCAAATGTTGGTAATTCATCAACATCAACATCTGATAAAATACAATTGTTCAATACTTGCTTAATTACATCAACTGTTTCTTTCTCATCTGTAGACTGAGATGCCATTAGAAATAGTTTTTGTTCTTTTACAAGAAAAGGTCTATATTTTACAATTTTGCCGCTTGAAATTAATTTTGTTTCATACGTTGGCACATCAATTTTTGGTAAAGCCATGTTATATCCTCACTTAGTTAAAAAATAATTTTTCCGATGGCATTTGCAATTGAACTTTGTGCCTTATCGAATAATCTTGAGCCTGCCACACCAAACAATGCTGTGGCTGCAGCTGCCAAATCATATTGACCATCATATATGATTTTAGTTTTTTGATACGCAAATTGAACTGTAACTCTATGGAATCCATCATCAGTCCAACTCAATGGTTGGGAGGCAACTGAAATTGGAAAAGCATCTATCAATTCTATTGCATATATTTGTTTAATAAAATCATCATACTGAATGATTTTAATATTTGTTAAATATCTAGTACTTTCACCTTTAGCAAATCTTAGATTGTTTGTATCTAGAGGCATAATACATTCTAACCAATTATCAAACAACTTTCTTTCATAGAATTCATTAGTGCATAAAAATGTTAATGTTGTTTCTTGAAATTGTGTTTGATATGGTACTTTAAAAGTTGGACCATATATTTTTACATCAGCTGTCTGTAATGTTCTTCCTGGTAATTCAGCAGATTCACATTGTAATGACAAATATCTTGACACAGAAGCGTTAGCAGATTTAGATTGTGGATCTTGTTTTTCACCAGTTGCACCAAATAAATTTCTGATGCCATCCGTAATATCTGTAAAAAATGCATTTGGTGCATTTAATATTTTTTCCATGAGACTTGATGCCACAAAATCATTAATGTATTGTGGTATTGGAAGTATAACTTCATAACGACATGGTCTAGCTAAACCATCTTTAGCTTTAACATTAGATAAGAATAACTGCGGTGAAAATGACATTAGAATTTTTTCCTAGAATCTGAATATACTTTACTTGTACTTGCACCGACAAAACTTTCCATTGGCAATAAACATGCTATGTCCCATTCATCAGCAGTTATTTGTAAGAATCTAGATTGTACATGTGAGAACAGATATCTTTTAATACATGGTTGCGCTTCAAATGCTTTTGATGCAGATGATAGAGCCGCATAACTTAATTTCAATCTTGTGTTCTTGTCATAACGACTATCTGATGCATATTGACTTAACTTATCTAATAAAAGTATTCGTTGCTTTGGATGAATGTAATGTAAATTCAATCCTAGAAAACCGTCTGGGTATTGTTCTATTGGGAGTACCAAAGGAAACCTATCGTAATATGGCAACGAATTCTTTGTTTTTGGATCGTAAAAGTAGAAGTACATATTGCCAATAATAGTACTATCTCTCAATCGTTGACGATCCGTCATTAAGTTTTGTTTTGATGGATTCAAGTCTGAAATTTTGGCACGAAGCCACGTTCTCGCTTTATTAGTGCGAGGTGTAAGTCCTTCTTTTTGTAAGGACTGATTTATTCTGTCTAAAAGATATGCCATCGTATATTTATGTCAAAGACCAAGTTCTTTTTCAGTTATCAACTTGAATTCCCAACCATGTTCTTTACAGAAAAGGTCAGCTGCTCTCCACTTTTCTTGATTGATAGCATACGTTATAGATTCTTGAATGTAGTTCTTTGTTCGTCTTTTTTGTGTAGGTTTTTTAGTTTGTGCTTCTGGCTTAACCTCTAATATATAGGTTATAGTCTTGCCACCTTTTAGTTTCAGATGTACGATAAAATCTGGAAAATAACGATGTGCTTTTTTGTCAACTGGTGACACATATGGTATTGGCAATTCTTCAGACGCCCACCAGATTACGTTTGGATTTTCATCCAAATATTTCATCACTCTCAACTCCCAAGAAGAACGGTAAATGATATTACTGGCGTTCCCTTTGTACTTTGAGGTGTTTTTAGGGGTAAATGTTCCTCGATATGACATAAATATATCTAGTCAACCAAAAGGCAGAAAATGGCATTTTTTTCATTAACAGACATAGTTTTTAAAAATAATAGGAATAGTAATTTAAAAGTAGATGGTCCACTTAGAGCATTAGAAAGTTCTGAGTATGAAACCAATACTTTTAGGTATCCTATTGACTTGGGTAGTTACGATAAGGGTCACTACATGGTGATTCATATTAATGAACAACGTGAGACACAATTTAAAGGCCTTCAAGCAAGTGACCAGCCAACAGTAATTGCTCAAAGAAATGCTTTACAATCAACTAGAGGTGCTACAAATATTGGTGGTAGTGCTTCTACGATACTTAATGTCGCTGCTGATTTGTTTAATAAAGCAGAGAAAACTGATGTTGGTACTGCCATATCTAGTTTTTTAGGAACTACTCTTAAATCTGGTGTTAGTAATGTTTTGGGTAAAGGAAATGGTTCTAGCGGATTTACTTCTCTCATTAATAGTATTTCTGCTGGTGTTTCTGATTCCATTAAATCTACTGTAGCTGGCATATCAAGTACTTCTTTCACCAGAACAATATCAAGAACAACAGATACTATTGCTCTTTATATGCCAGATACATTGAATTATGTTTACAATCAAGATTACTCAACACCAAGTCTTGGTGGAGACCCAATAAGTTTAGTTGGTGCAGCTTCAGCTGGAACATCTGCTATAGATGCGTATAAAAATTCATCAGAGGCGGATAGAGGTAAAAACATGGTGAAGAATTTAGCACCATTTGCATTTGCCGCTTTAGCAAAAAGTCAAGGCGATTTGGGTAAAGTTTTATTTGCTGCTGGTACTGGTACAGTAACTAATCCAATGATGGAGATGATTTATACTTCTCCAAAATTCAGAACTTTTAATTTCTCTTTTATGTTTTATCCAAGAGATGAGAAAGAAGCAGCTGAAGTACAAAATATATTAGAAAGACTTAGATTTCATCAAGCACCAGAAATTAAATCAAATACGGGTGGATTCTTTTTAATACCACCATCAGAGTTTGATATTAAATTTTATTATAACGGATATGAAAATCCAAATATACCACCAATCACAACGTGCGTATTAAAGAGTATTGATATTGATTATGCACCAGACGGATGGTCAGCATATGAATCACCAAATGATTTTGGACAACCAGATTTGGGACGCACTGGTATGCCTGTTGCAATTAGACTTGTATTGAGTTTTGAAGAAACTGAAATTATGACTAAAGATTCATATCAACGTGCATGGACAACAAACAGTAAAATGGGTAAAGGATAATTATGGCACGATATTTTAGATATTTTCCAAAAACATTATATTATCCAAAACTCGATTCTAGAAGCTTAGATACAATAACTAATCTAGTAGTTAGATTTAAATTTGAAGCTGCATTAAAAGAAAATTCAGTTGCTTATTATGAGTACAGTATAAAAGATAGTGATACTCCTGAAATCATAGCATCAAAGTTTTATGATTCACCAGAAAAACATTGGGCTGTTTTGTTGATTAATGATATTCTTGATCCACAATGGGAATGGCCAATGGATCAATCAACAACAATTAAATTTATTGAGGAAAAATATTCAGTAAATGCCAATAGTTCTTTGGGTCAAACTGGTGTTACTTGGGCAAAAAGTAACATTAAAAATTATTTTATATTACAAACTAGAACATTATCGACTGGTGGTATTACAATTGATAAAACAGAAACAGATGCCAACACATATGCAAATACATCAATATACACAACAGGATTAAATTTGCCTGATGGTAATTCTGTGACGATTGAATTAACTAAAGAAACAAGAACATATTATGATTATGAGATTGACACGAATGAAGAAAAAAGAAAAATCAAACTTCTAAAAAAAGAATTTATATATCCTTTAGACCAAGAAATAAAAAGACTTTCTTCAACAACTGGTACTATTAATTAATATGACATTTAGTATTTCAGAAACCACCGAGTTTAAAATAAATGAACTCAACCTTGTTTCAAAAGGTGGTAAATTAGACATACAAGAAATATTTCAAGAATTGAGTATTTTTGATTCAATTCTTCAGCCTTGTATTTCTGGACAATTATTGATTACTGATGCTAATGGATTAGTTAGTAAACTATCTTTAGATGGTAGTGAGTTTTTAGAAATTGATATTGGTAAAGACGAAGATGAATTGAGATTTAAAAAATCATTTAGAATATATAAAGTTTCTGATAGAAAAAATATTAATCAAACAAGTGAGATGTATAATTTACATTTTGTTTCTGATGAATATTTTTTATCAGAACAACAAACACTAAATCAATCTTATAATGGAACATATACTGAAATTGCACTTAAAATCATGCAAGACAAATTAAAAGTTCCATATAATGCATTTTCAAAAGCTTTTTATAATTTTTCATACGGCATCAAAGACTTTGTTGTACCTAATATAGCACCATTAGAAGCTATTGAATGGATGTCTAAAAGAGCTGTAAATGAAAAATATGTTCCAGATTTCTTTTTCTTTCAAAATAGAAATGGATTTAATTTTGTTTCATTATCTACTTTATCAGAAGCAGATGAATTATTTACAGTAAATTTTGAACCAAAAAACGTAACCGATTCTATTGGTGATGAATTAACTGGTGCTAGAGATGTTAGAGTTATTTCACAATATGATTTAATTGATTCTGTACAATCTGGTATTGCAGCTGGGCAATTTATTGGTTTTGATCCAATATGTCGTAAAGTAGAAAGTAAAGATATTACATTCTCAGATATACAAGATAAAATGGGACATGGCAATGATACGCCTAATTTACCAGGTGGTATTTTAAATAGAAATAATCAATTGTCATATGAGGCATACGGATCTAGAAAGACTTTATCTATTTTTAGTGAAGGTCAAAGATATAGTGAATATATAAAGAAGAACGATCCAAATTCTATCAACACTTTGCAAGATACACACAATTTTGTTTTTCAACGTAAAGCTATTTTAAAAAATTTATTACAACAAAGAGTTCGTATAGTATTACCTGGTAATTTTGCTGTTAGTTCTGGTTTTAGTTTATTCTTAAAGATACCAAATCGTGCAGTTCATGACGATGGTGGTTTTTGTTCTGGTGGTGATAATTATGATAGAACATTATATGGTAAATATGTTATTATTGGAACAAGACATATTATAAGATATGACAGACACGAAACAGTTATTGAAGTGGCAAAAGATTCTAGTGATGTGCCATACACACCTTCAGCTAGTTCTGAATTTAAAGAAGCGTCAATAGATTATGGGGAATATTTCTAAATGAATAAAGATTTTGCTGGATTAAACGGCTTTATTTGGTGGATGGGCGTTGT